TCACGACGCTGTTTTTGCGCTCACTATTACCCAATCTTTCCCTCTGTCATCATTGTATCTGTCCGTCATTTTCTGTGTCTTATGCCCCAGCAGTTTTTGCGTATCTACACCCTGTTCTCTGTATAACCGTTCCGATAAAGAACGTTGCTCATGGAAAGTAGGGGCAGTCCCTTTATCCCAATTAAGACCACTTTTATCTCGCGCCTTTCTAAAAGTGGTTGTTAGTGAACTTGTAGAAACCTTATCTCCTCTAGTTGCTTGGGCAGATGTATGCCTGAAATGCACCAGATATTTACTGATAACAGCGTCGCGACACTTCGAAATAACGTCCCTGAGACTCAGGTCTATCGCATCACATTTCAAATCCAAAGGTATCGCCAGCCTCGAGCCTGTTTTTTCCTGTTCCACATGCAGCATGTCATCCCAAATATCTTTAAATTGCATGTTACAGATATCTCCCAAACGTTGGCCTGTAATCAAAGCCAGCAACATCCCGCACTGAAGATAAGGCTCTTGTTGTTCAGCGCTGATGTAGATCTTCTTCCATTCATCCAGGGAAAGTCGTTGTCTGGTGACTTTATTTCTCGGCTGCTTAGTTGCCTGCGCAGGATTATATCCGGGTGGCACATGGCCGCTGTGCTGCGCTTCTTTAAAGACGTCTATCAACACCAAACGCACTACTTGCGCCATGCGGTTATGTCCTTCCGCTTTTATCGCATCAGTGATCTCGGCAATATCGAGGGTGGTAATATCCTTCAAGTGTTGCAAACCGCAATGTTCACGGAACAGACGAACTGGTTTATTTTTTTGCTTGAAAGAATTTGGTCGTAATTCATTGTGTTTGAGTCGTTCTTCTTGAATGGCCATATATTTGTCCAGCCACTCTGTAACCGTGATATCGGTTCTCTTGCCTTTCATCCTGGCCAGTCGGTCATTCACGCTGAGAATCTGGCGGGTGCGCTGCTCCGCAATAATCATATTTGCTTCTGTGGCAACTTGCTTTGCCTCGGCCTCATCAGTTCCAAGGCTATGGAAGCGTCCGGAAAGGGGATGCTTATATTGCCAGTATATTTTCCCCGTGCGTTTATCCAGCTTGCAGTAAAGGTTAGGTACAGAGATTTTATGTGAACGTGGTCTAGCAGCCATCTTCGATAATCCGTCGTAATCTGGGGTTGGCATTGGTTGGTATTTGAGGTGCTGCAACGACACCCACAAATCTGGCCTCGCGATCTACCATCCAGCATCGCCCCACCCTAATAGCAGGGGGCACCATCATTCTGCCTTTGGCATATTTCTTGAGGACACGCTCGCTTGGAGCATCTGCGCCGAACTCTTCTTTAGCCCAGTCGATTAAAGGGATCATTCTTGACATTGATTCTCCACTGCCGGCTGCAACCGGCTATTTCAATCGGTACGCACATGACGAGCACCCGTGGCGGGTGCCGTCGTTACAGCTGATACAAATCTTCGGTTCGCTGGTGGACGCAGCCACCTGCCTGATTATTCTGGCTGGTACCAGCACGGGCATCGGTACGCGCTGCCGGCGGGCTTCCTCTAACAGGTTCGCCACCTCGAGCATGCGCGCTTTACAGTCCCTTGCTTCAGCGCGCCACCAGATCACATCTTCGCGCAGTCGGCGCTGTCGCCGCAGCTTCAGTTTGCTCGGCATTACTCCTCCGCTTTTAATTTGATGCGTTCCGCTTCGGCGTCCCACCTCTCCATGTATTCTTTGATGTCATCCCAGCACTCCCCGCAAGCCGCTAGGCCATCGATCACCGCTTGGCGTGTACGGTAATGCTCCTTACGCTGAAACTCAGAGATGCGCTTCTTGTCGGCGTCACGCTCTGCCAGCAGGGAGCGCAACGCATCAGACGCATGCTGGCACTGCTCAACAAGGCTAACCGTGCAACCAGTGTCCATGCCGTCCAAGTCAAAGCGCAGATCTACGGCATCGCCATCAATATCGTCAGGCTCAAAACCGGAGATATTTTCCAGAATATTGGCGCATTGCTCAGCCTGCATCGCCAGCTCATCGTTGTTAGTCATGGCTTCAACCCCTCGAAAGTCACTGTGGCGTAAAACATATCGCTCGGATCGCGGTAGAACTCGATGGCCTTTATGCAAAGGACGCCGGTCCGGTTGCCCGTCAAAGCGATGGTGAACGTGTCGCCTTTCTTGGGCTTCTTCTCGTGAATGAGCCCGGCGCCAAAGAAATGGCCGGTGATTTCCATTTTCCCCTTCGGCTTGAAGCCGCGAACGAAATGCAGGGCATGGCCCCAGTGCTGCCGGGTGTAATCGAACTCTGTGCTTTCCGGCCTGGTGCCTTTCAGCAGCGCGATTAATTTAGCGAGCATGTTTACCTCCCCGTAGCTCTTGCAGCTGCTGGCAATCCACGCAGGTTTTGCAGCCCGGAACAGCAGCGCGGCGCGCTTCAGGAATGTCCACTCCACACGCTTCGCACTGCTCAGCGGAAACAGCGTTACGGTCGATGCGAATACGCTGTAAGGCATGCTCCATGTTGAGCTCTACCAGCTCGTTGGCCTGGTCTATGATTTCGGCTGTCATGCTGACTCCTTAAATTTCGAAGGCCAGTTGTGGCATAAACCTGTCGCGCCCGGCGTCATAGTTCAGTGAGCTGGCGCTGTTCATTGATTCAATGCGTTCAACAAGCACCGCAGCCCGCGTCTCTTTACTTGCTGGCGCATAGGCTGATTTTTTCCAGGCTTTATCGATCCCGATATTGCGCGCGACGTTGGTGCTGTCTGCTGATGACAAAGGGATGTGCCTGAAAATGTCGGCGTTCAGCATTCGTAAGCCGTGTAATTTTGTAATCGGGTAGCCGTTCTCATCGACAACGTGTCGGATCAGGTCACGCAATCTGGCAACGCAGCGGCGCGGTCGTTTTGCGTCGTACTCGCCCATGCTGCCGATGCACACTCGTGGAAATTCCCGGCATAACCGGATGAAGCGCTCGTCTGGTTCATTCATGTGCCAGACCGGAGCGCCAGCAAATTTCCCGTGTGGCCACTCAGCGATTAGAGCGTCATTCTCTTCACTACTGCCGCCGATGACGTCCGGAATGACAGCGAAGGAGAATCGCGGGTGACAACCCCAGCGCGCGACGAAAGCGTAATATTCATGCCAGTTAACGACGCGCTTTTTGGTCCAGAAGCTGAAAGCACCGTTATCCAGGGCGAATGACTGGCACACCTCACTTGCCAGTTGCAACTGACCGGCGTTAGCAAAGCTGATGAAAGCATGACGAGCTTTCCACGCTTTTAAAGCGCAGGTATCCGGGGTAATAGGGCCGCCATGGAAATGGATCATTGGCTTTCCCCTGCGATGGTTTTTGCCGCCACGTTCGATTTGCTGCGCAGCTGGGAAGCGATCGCCTCCAGCATTTCATCAGCGAAAGAACGATCGAAATCTCCATCGGGTGCTTCGTCCATAAATTCCGTAGACATCAGAATTGCGCGGGCGATATCTGCCGCGTTTTCTGGTGTGTATTCAACGAAACCAGCATCCCAGGCTGCCAGCATTCTGTTTGCTGCAAAGACAGCGCCCTGTTTGCGAGCGTCTGCGCGCAGGGAGGCGAGGAATGCATCAGTGGCTGGGGTTTCTTCGAGTACGTAGCAAACATCATCATTGCTGCATGGATCATCTTTTCCACAACCCACGCAGAAGTGGACCGATTCGCTGTGAGTCTTAATAGCGGACTTCATCAGAGCATTCTCTCCAGCCAGCTGCTTTGCCTCGTTCCGCGATTCGCACAGCACCACGAACTGTAGATCGAGACGGTCTGCCATAGCGGTCATTAACTTTGCTGCTGCTGGTGGCAGAGTAGGGGCTGTCACTCTGGCTTCGGCGATCAGCTCTTTGGCATTCATTCGCATGTTGGTATCTCCTGCGCGCTGCAACGCGCGATTTTTGGTTGCACGAATCCCTCGCCGGCTGGCGATTAATAAAATGGGTTCGCTTTAATAAACGCCCGGAACAGCGAAGGGCGCTTAATGAAGCGGGCGGCTGCAACTGCCCTGGTATCTCCACACAGATGTAAGCGCGCTCCGGAAGGAGTTTGCATTAACGACCAGACACTTGAGGGAGAGTGCCGGATCGCGCTTGCATCTATGCGAAAAAAGTGCGGCACCTTCACGGGAAAATAAGATCCTATGCCGCCAATGACTACACACTGCGTTTTGTTACTTTGTGGTGCCGGGTGCCTCCCGGTGATCGCATCCAGTTACGTGCGATCGGGTACCAAACCACCTGATAAAGACGTTGTTAACTGTCCCGCGCGCGCTGAGCCGCATTCACCACAACGGGGAGAGCATTCGAACCTGGACTGCGATTATTTGCGGGTCTTTCGACTGCATAACCAGGACAACATTACCGACTGCTCTCTCCTGTTGTGTGCCGGGCTTCCACCGGCTCCCATCAGTTTTTAAAGCCACTCAGATATCGTCTGGGCTGTGCCGTCTCATCCGGCTGTCATCCGGGTTGAACTCGCCCGGAACGAGATTGAAGGGTTATAGCCCCTTACGGCATTCACGCCCTATCACGTGTGTCGCGTATGCCACGCCAGCGCCTAACGAGTTTTAACGACCTTTGCCGTTTGCATCATCTTGTCGCCGCTGTTATCGGTGCGGAACCGCCACTGTCCAGGACATTTATAGGGACCGTCTCCAAGTGGTAACTCTTCCAGTCCCGCTAAGCACCCGGCTTGATGCTTAGCGTGAATGGCTGATTTCCTCGTCTCTTCCGAGGTGTCACACCGTATCGCCGCGATGGTGAGTCGCCGTATGGCGCATGCCTGGCTTGCACATTCCGGCTACCCACAAGCCCAATGCAGTACTTCAAGGGAGGCTGTGGACCGCTTCGACGCATGTGCCATACGCCGCAAATTAAATGTACCTTTAGTTACCTTAACCGTCAAGTGCACATGTTCCAAAAGTTACATCGAGAGTTAAAAAAATAGCCATCTTATGATGGCTACCGGTTTAAAGATTTTGGGTAATTTGGACAACCTTACCAACTATTCGGCAATTGCCATCTATCGGTATCGGTTTGAAGGCGGGATTAAGGGGCATCAAATAGCTTTGAGGACTATCCCACACTAATTTTTTAACAGTAGCCTCTGAAGAGCCGTCCAACACCGCTACGACGATTTTCCCATAGAGATCATCCATCTGTCCGTAGTTTGGTTCGACAATAACGATAGAACCTTCAGGTATCGACGGCAGCCCGTTAGGGTTTGTCATCGACTCACCTCTGACAATCAGGCCAAAAACTTCACTGGAAACATCAGCAGTGGTTTGCGTCCATGAAATCACGTCAGATAGCCTCGCATCAGCATAAGTTTCCGTCCAATGACCCGCTTGAACGGCAGAAATAATCGGTACAGCTGTCGGAGCTTTAATGAACGGTACCAGCTTTGTGTCATCAGGAGTGCCATCGTTCTGGCCGTAGAGCAGCCATTCAGGGCTAGTGGCAAGCGATAACGCCAGCTGGTGAAGATTTTCACCATCAGGTTTAGTCGAGCCATTTTCCCATTTCGTAACTGAAACTCTACTCACCCCGAGCCTTTTCGCTAAGGATTGCTGCGTAATTTCCAGTTGTAGTCGTCGTGCCCGGATTCGGTCTTTCATTTCAGTTTTCATGTAACTAATGTTACCTATTAATGAGGTAACTGTTGTTTGCTATTTGATGTACCTTTTGTTACCTTTAAGGCGTCATCATTTAGGAGGAATCATGCGTAAAACCGATGTTGTGAATCATTTTGGCGGTATTTCAAAAACAGCAAACGCACTGGGCATTTCACATCCTGCTGTGTGCCGCTGGGGTGATGTAATTCCAGAGAAACAGGCTTTCGTCATCGAGCGAATCACAAATGGTGTTTTGAAGTACGACGCGAAGATGTACCAGAAGCCTAACGAAACGGCCGCTTAACCGTAACTACCAAAGGAAAAACAAGATGGTAGAGCACACCTTAAAGACTGTTGTGAAGGCGATGTGTAAAGCCTATCCGGGTGGGCGCGAGGCGATGGCTGGTGCACTTGGCATGAGCGTCACGCAGTTCAACAACAACCTCTATGAGAAGAATGGTTGCCGCTTCTTCGAGGCGTCCGAGCTGGAAGCGATGGAAGACATCTCCAACACCTCTTGCCTGGCTGACTATTTTGCCCGGCGCCGCGGGTGCCTGCTGGTGGAACAGCCGAGCATGGAGGACCTCGATCGCGTTGACCTTTTCAGCCGTTCGATGAGAACAGCAGCTGCGCGCGGACATGTAGACCAGATCATTCAGCAGGCGCTGGAAGATGGAGTGATTGAGCAGGATGAAGCCGAAGAAATTATGGAATATCACCGCCGCCATATGGCCGCGCGTGAGGAAGAAATTGCCGCGATTATCGCGTTATTCAGCCGCAAAAATAAGTGACGCCAGCGGGTTGCAGCCCCTGGCGTCGTGGCGTGTCGATCAAAGTGTGGAGATACCTACGCATGAACAGTTTAACAACACAGTACCGCAGGTCGCAACTTGTAGCGCTTCCTGTTACCGGCGGTAAAGGCCCGGTGCAGTTCGTGTATGGGGTAAGAGTACAGGGCGCTGTTGAGCCTGTCAGCTACCCGTTTGCTGAGTGGGTTGTAGGTGATTTTAACAGCCAGGCGGAGAAAGCCGAATGCGAGAAGTCGACAGGTGGTTCCGTGACAGAAGAGGCATACCCGTCCGTGTCATACGGTGGGAGCCAGAATCGCGGCGAGTTATCTATCTGCGGGACGGCTACCCCCATGAATGCTTCAGCCCACTCCATATCTTTAAGCGCGATTACAGAGAGTTTGAGGTAGGTTCAGATGAGCATGGAATTAATGGTAAGAGCCATGAAAGCGAAGGTGGGTAATCCACTCCGCAAGCTCGTGCTGATAAAACTTGCCGATAATGCGAGTGACCAGGGTGAGTGCTGGCCCTCCGTTCCCTATATCGCAGATCAGTGCGAAATTTCAGAGCGTTCTGTTCAAAACCATATCAAAAAATTGGTTGAAGATGGTTTCGTGTCCGTCGAGGAGCGTAAATCCTCCAATGGCCTGAACCGTACGAACGTTTACACCCTTAATCTGCGCACTGGTGCAAATGCTGCACCCTCTGGTGCACCTGCGGCGCCAGGGGGTGAATCTGCTGCACCAGGTGGTGTAAATGCTGCACCGGTTAGTGGTGCAGGAGCTGCACCCGGAATCAGTAACTTATCTGAACCAGTCAAAGAATCAGTCACTAATAACTTATTCGAACAGGCCTGGGCGTTATATCCGAAGCGTGCAGGCGGTAATTCAAAAAGCGCGGCTCTGAAAGCGTGGGATGCGCGCGTTCGTGATGGTGTCGCACCACATGACATGCTGGAAGGCCTCAAACGCTATGCGGCGTTTGTCAGCCAGACAGGGAAGACGGGTACCGAATTCGTTAAACAGGCGAGAACGTTCTTTGGTCCAGATCGTCATTTCGAAGATGCATGGCTAATCCCGACAGCCAAAGGCTCCCGCCAAGACCCGTTATTCCCGGGTAGTTATGCCGACGCTGATTATTCTCAGCGCCCTGCAGGCTTTCGGGTGGTGAACTGATGCAATGTGAATCTGTAGATACTGGCATTGAAACCAAAAACGTTGCGTCAAACTTATCGCCGCGCGCATGGCAGCGTCCATTCCTGAAATGGGCTGGTGGAAAATATTCCCTGCTGCATGAACTGGATCTCCTCATCCCGGCGGGCGCCCGGCTTATTGAGCCCTTTGTCGGTGGTGGCTCGGTTTTTCTCAACTCACGTAAGCACGAGAGTTTCCTGCTAGCTGATGCTAATCCGGATCTGATTAACCTCTATCAGATGCTTGCCGCTGTGCCAGAGCAGGTAACGCTGCTGGCGCGCCAGTTATTTGCCGAAATGAGTGACGAGCCGGGTTACTTCTCCGTTCGCCAGGCATTCAACGCGCAGCAGATGACCGGGCCGGCGCGCGCCGCCGCTTTCCTGTACCTGAACCGCCACTGCTTCAACGGCCTGATCCGCTATAACCGCGCCGGCGAGTTCAACGTCGGCTGGGGTAAAAAAACTGGCCCGTATTTCCCGGATAAAGAGCTGCTGGCTTTTGCTGCTGTGGCACCCAACTGCGTTTTCATGAACGCCGGTTACCGCCGCACGCTGTCGCTGGCGGGCGAGGGTGATGTTGTTTACTGCGATCCACCCTATGAGCCGCTGCCGGGCACGGCGGGTTTCACGAACTATTCCGCCGGCGGTTTCGTATGGGCTGACCAGGTGGCGCTGGTTGAATCCTGTGTTGCGGCGCATCAGCGCGGCGCGCGGGTGGTGATCAGCAACTCAACGGCGCCACGGCTTATCGAGCTTTACGAGCAGCACGGCTTCACGCTGCATCACGTCAGCGCCCGCCGCTCCATTTCCAGCAAAGCCAGCACGCGGGAAAACGCTGCTGACATCGTGGCCATTCTCTGAGGAGGCAGTGTGAATAAGAACCTTTTAACCGCCCGCCAGCAGCAAATACTGAGCCTGATCGTGGCCTTCCATAAAGAGCATGGTATCCCGCCGACGCAAAAGGAAGTAGCCGATCTGATGGGCGCAGCATCGCCCAACGCGGCAACTGAAGTGCTGCGATCCCTCCAGCGTAAAGGCGCTATCACCCTTTTACCGGGCGTGTGCCGCGGTATCTCCATCAACAGCCTGGGCGCGGAAGGTGAAGCGATTTCGTTGCTGCGCTCGCTGGTGGCCGGTGAAGAACATGCGACAGACCAGGCGATCTCCTTCCTGAAAATGCGCGGGGTAGCGGTATGAAACTCACGCTGCCATTTCCCCCGAGCGTGAACACCTACTGGCGTGCTCCGAATAAGGGTCCACTGAAGGGGCGCCATCTCATCAGCGCTGACGGGCGCAAATACCAGAGTGCTGCCTGTGCGGCCATCATCGAGCAGCTGCGCCGCCTGCCGAAGCCGTCGACCGAGCCAGCTGCAGTCGAGATCCTCCTATTCCCTCCGGACGCGCGCCGCCGGGACATCGACAACTACAACAAGGCTTTATTCGACGCGCTGACGCACGCCGGCGTGTGGGAGGACGACAGCCAGGTGAAAAAGATGCTGGTGGAGTGGGGGCCGACAGTGAAAGGGGGAAGGGTGGAGATCACGATCACCAGGTATGAACCAACAGCGGTTGCAGCCGCTTAACGGAGATACGCATGCAACAGATGAACGCAGTACCCGCTTTTATCCCGGCGGCAATTATGCCGGGGCAGGAACTGGCGATGAGCAGCCAGGAGATCGCCGATCTGGTTGAGTCACGTCACGATAGCGTCAAACGGACAGTAGAGCGACTGGCAGAACGCGGCGTTATTCAACTTCCACCAATGGTGGAAGTTGCCAATCACCTCGGTCAGGCCGTCGCCGTATACCAGCTTTGTAAGCGAGACAGCTATGTCGTTGTGGCTCAGCTCTCGCCAGAGTTTACCGCCCGCCTGGTTGACCGCTGGCAGGATCTTGAGAGCCAGCAGGCGATGCAGGTACCGAAATCCCTGCCGGAAGCTCTGCGCCTCGCTGCTGATCTTGCCGAGCAGCAGCACCAGCTCAAACAGGAACTGGCCGCCGCGGCGCCGAAGGTGGAATTCGTGGATCGCTATTGTTCTGCGGGTGGCTCAATGTCTTTCCGCCAGGTGGCGAAGCTACTTAACGCTAAAGAGCATGAGTTTCGCATGTTCCTCATTGACAACAGGATCATGTATCGCCTCGGCGGGGGACTGACGCCGCACCACCAGCATATTGATAACGGTCGCTTTAAGGTGAAAACCGGCACCAGCACCGACAATGGCCATGCTTTCAGCCAGGCGCGCTTTACGGCAAAGGGGATCCAGTGGGTCGGCGGCCTGTGGGCGGCACACAAAGCGCAGGGGGCTGCGAAGTGAGAGCACTGCTTAATCCGATCGTCGTGGCAGAGCTGGGTCTCGTCATGTTCAGGCCGGGCGCCAGCCTGCTGATGCATTTCCGCCGCGGGCGTATGCTGCTGGAAAATGAGCCGGAACGCCTGGCTGGTATGCCCAACGGCGAACTTCCACCCGCCGGGCAGCCACTGGCCGAGGATCCTGCGCTCGCTGGTGTTTTTGAAAACGATGCGGTGCTGCGCCGCGCTGGTGGCATCGGTGGGCTGGAAAGCTGGCTGATGGAAAACGGTGGCTGTCAGTGGCCGCATGAGGACTGGCACGCGGAGAACATCACCACGATGCGCCACGCGCCCGGCGCGCTTCGCCTGTGCTGGCACTGCGATAACCTGCTGCGTGAACAGACTACAGAGCAGCTGGCGCACATGGCGCGGGCGAACTGCGCGGCTTACATCCTCACCACCGCACGCCGTGAACTGGGTTTCGACGATTCGCATACGCTCACGCTACCGGAATTCTGCTGGTGGCTCGCGCGCAATGGCCTGGCAGATGCCCTGCCAGAAGATGCCGCCCGGCAGGTGCTGAGGATGCCAAAGCCGGTGATCAGGTCCGTCACCCGCGAAACAGAGCTGGTGCCCGGCGAACTCCTCGGACGCGAGATAGTGGAGGAGGTGGCTAAGCAGGTGCTGGCGCTGAATGTCGATCCGGAAACGCCGGAATCCTTCATGCTGCGCCCGAAGCGCCGCCGCTGGGAGAATGAGAAGTACACCCGATGGGTTAAAACGCAGCAGTGCATGTGCTGTGGCAACCCGGCAGACGACCCCCATCACCTGATAGGCCACGGGCAGGGTGGAATGGGTACGAAGGCGCACGACCTGTTTGTGATCCCGCTTTGCAGAGCGCATCACGACGCGTTGCACGCTGACACCGTGGCATTTGAAGAAAAGCACGGCAGCCAGCTGGTGCTGTTGTTTCGTTTTATCGATCGCGCACTGGCTATCGGCGCGCTGGCGTAAATTGTGGGGAGTTAATATGCGCGATATGTATGAAGTGATGGATTTGTGGGGAGCTTGGGCAGCTTCAGATAACAGTGGTGTTGACTGGCAACCAGTCGCTGCTGGTTTCAAAGGCCTACTTCCGCATGGTAAAAAGTCACGCCTTCAATGTGATGATGATGAAGGGATTATGATTGATGGATGCCTAGCACGCCTTCGTAAATTTAAACCTGATGAATACGAAATAATCATCGCTCATTTTGTCATTGGATTATCACTTAGAACGATTGCTAAAAGGCGTAAATGCTCGGACGGAACAATGCGAAAAGAATTACAAAGAGCGCTTGGGTTTATTGAAGGTTGTTTGCATTTTGTGAAATTTTAGTACATGAAAGTAATATTGCGGCCTGCAGTGGCAGACCGCAATATTCAATTGAAAAGCTTGGTGATGTAAGCTATTACTGCAGATAATACACCCGCTACAATTACCCCCCAAAAAATGTTAGAAGCTAGCTTCTTTTTTCTTTCGATTGTTTGAATTTCTTTTCCAAACAGGAAGGTGTTTTTAGGGAAAAGAATATTTAATACTTTCGAAATAGGTAGTAGTTGCAACATTAGCAAGGTAAACATAATTAAGAGAGCAGGAAGTAACTTATATGATTCGCTACTCTTACTTGCCTTTAAAATAAGATAATTAAGCTTCTCATCTATATTTGATGTATGCAATGCTTGTTCTAAAGTGACAGAAACTTCAGCGCTGGCGGCCGAAACAACATACATGCAGTAAGCTACAAAAATCACCATTGTGAATGGCAAAATAAATCTAGATTGAAGCCATGATAAGCTTCTCTTGTTAGCCACTTCTTTGGAAATATACTCTTTAAGTTCAGACGATAACAAAAAAACGTTATCTCTGTCTTCACCTGAGAGGCTTAGCGCTGCTCCATCCCTGTGACTTAGTTCTACTTGTAAATCTTGTTCGTCGTTTTTTATAGAGATGAATATGCTTTGAATTTTTGATGTTGAGTCATTAGTCTCATTAATTATGTCATCGATATTTTTAGTAATGAAAACTAAGTTGTCAATTCTTTTAACCAAGAATTCGATATCGCTTTGGTTTTTTTCATTAACTCTCTTCTTGATTATTGCATGTATTCTTCGTAATTTTTCTTCATCTAATTCAAAATATTTATTAAATACATACTCAACGTTGGCAGCCATATCATCATCCCGAAACAAAAAAATTAGTATACAAAGTTACTAACGCGTACGCAAAGTTTTGGTTAACCTGTTAAGAGTGGTCACTTAGACGCGAACTTAAAGCGATTACAAAACCTCACCACAGCGTTTTTTCATTTCTGGCTGCCAATCGGCAGCCTTTTTCATTCCCCTCAACTCTGAGAGGACTCACAGCAAATACGAGGGGGCTAAATGTCCGAACCTGTATCCGGGTCCGCTGCGGCGGCCAGCGCCTTAACTGGTGCCAGTCTTTATGGGCTTCTGACTGGTACTGATTACGGTGTCGTTTTTGGCGCTTTCGCCGGCGCGGTGTTTTATGTGGCAACTGCCGCCGATCTGACTTTGCCGCGGCGAACGGCATACTTCGTCGTCTCGTACTTTGCAGGTGTGTACGGATCCGGGCTGGTGGGCTCGATGCTCGCCAGCATTACCCATTACAGCGACAAGCCTCTGGATGCTCTCGGCGCTGTTCTGCTTTCTGCGCTGGCCATTAAGACGCTGACCTTTTTCAGTGAGCAGGATCCTCTGTCACTGCTGCAAAGGTGGCGGGGAGGAAACAATGGTAACGACTGACCCACTGGTGCTGACGAACGTCGCCGCCTGCACGATGATCGTGATCAGGCTGATGATGTTCCGTAAGCCGGGAGGAAAGCACAACGTATGGGCCTCCTGGCTGGCTTACGTAATCATCCTGGCGTATGCGTCCGTCCCGTTCCGTTTCATGTTCGATTTCTATTTCCACGTCCACTGGGCGACCGTCATGTTGAATCTCATCATCTGCGCTGCAGTGTTCAAAGCGCGGGGCAACGTGGCGCGCCTGTTTAACGTACTGAGGCCAGAATGATGCAGATCAGCGATAAAGGCATTTCTCTCATCAAGCAGTTTGAAGGCCTGCGGCTCACTGCGTATCAGGACAGTGTGGGCGTCTGGACAATTGGTTATGGCTGGACACAGCCAGTGGACGGAAAACCGATCCGCCCCGGTATGACCATCAAAGAAGAAACCGCTGAGCGCCTGCTGCGCACCGGGCTGGTGAGCTACGAAAGCGACGTGTCGAAACTGGTAAAGGTGAAGCTGACGCAGGGTCAGTTTGATGCGCTGGTTTCGTTCGCCTATAACCTCGGCGCCCGCGCGCTGTCGACTTCCACGCTACTGCAAAAGCTTAACGCTGGTGACTACGCCGGTGCTGCTGATGAGTTCCCGCGCTGGAATAAGGCTGGTGGCAAAGTACTGCCGGGCCTTACGCGGCGTCGTGAGGCAGAACGGGCGCTGTTCCTCTCGGACAGCAAAAAATGATCGCCAGCTGGAAAGCCGCTGCGGCTTTGCTTTTACTCGCTGGCGTTCTGTCCATTGCCTGGACGATTAACCATTACCGTAATAACGCGATCACCTTCAAAGACCAGCGTGATAAGGCGACGGTCAGGGCCAATTCATCGGAGGCAATCACCAACAACGTGATCACCGCGATGAACCTCATTCATGACATCTCACAGGCTACGCAGAATGCTAAGAACGAATTGGCTGAAAAAAGCGAAACGCGCATTGTATACATCAAGCAGTCGCTTGAAGGCGATCCATGTGCTAACCAGCTTGTTCCTTCTGCCGCTACTGACAGCCTGCGGGAATACGCAGACAGTTTACGTCCCAGCTCCGGTGTTGCCGATAAGCGCTGACCTGACCGCAGACACACCGATCCCCGGAATGGCAGTTCCGTTCACGTGGCAGGCAAGTCTGGAGTTAAACGCTCAGCTTTATACGGCGTTGGGGCAGTGCAACCTGGATAAGGCAGGGATTAGAGATATGGAAGTACGCCGGAACGCTTTGCAATCAGTAAGCAAATCAAATAAATAATACAATTTAATGAAAATGCGAAAGGTTGTAATGCGTTTAAGTAGTGAATCATCTGTATCTCCTTAGTAGTAGTTGGCGTTGGTTGTATCTATTGTGTAACTTTAATGAGCAGCATTTGGTTGCTTCCATAGTGGTCTTTAATTACTTTTTAACCATTCCAAAAATTTGTAATGGGGGCTTATCCTAAAGTGATAGTTTAGTGCCCGCACGAAGCGGATGGCTGACCAGATAAGCCGCGAACGTAAAGAGAGGCTCTCAATGTCCGGCATCTATGAAATCACTATCACCACTCAGGACGGCGAAGAGTACTCCCGTAAGATGACGCGCCATCAGTCATAACAGGTTAATAGCTTTGTCGCACCGGTATAGTAAACGGATACTGGATTTACTTCGCGCCGACGGCATGGACGGTGCCCCCAGCCCGTACTTACAGACGCCGTCAACGGGATTACATTACCCTCAGAAGGCGAACAGAAGGGGTAATTAGGCAACTGACAGACCTGCAAGCGTATGTGCGTTAGCCGTGATTAAACTAATTAACTCAATGAGGCACATTGATGGGTGTGTTTTTTTTCAACATTTGCTAGATTGAAGGTGCTCATTCTAGTTTCTTAACTATCATAGCTAGCAGGTGACAAATGTTTGGTGATAATGAAGATTTCGACGAACATGATTTCGACGAAAATGATGATAATCATGAAGATGAAATGGATGATCTGAATGATATCTATGGCTATGAAAATGAAGAAGATAATGATGAAGCGGCACTTGATGATGTTTTAAAAGCCAGCGAAAGATAAATTTTCATCATGATCCTATAAACCGCCTCCGGGCGGTTTTTTCATTGGAGCCAATATGACCGACACCCACGGCATCAAAGTAAAACACATTCAGGCGAAACCCATGTTGGTCTAATGAATAGACCACAACCTGAATTCGTCAACGGCTTCATTGGTGTGGCAAAGGAAGATGGCGCCTAGGTATACCTTCCGCCGGATGACGTGCTTAAGATGGAGTACGTGCCAGAGCAGACTGAATAAAGTCCCAGCGCTCCAGATATTTCTCGTCTTCACCTTTTTCGATTTTGAATAGTGGTGCACTGTGATGCCAGGTGGATTTGCTCACGACTACTTCGCTCGGAACGATGAAAACTTCAGGAGCATTTCTTGAGGTTATGTCCTCAGACATATTGCAAAACACGAAAAAGAAATCTGGAGAGGCAGCAGGCATGTGTTTGCCGACCATCCATTGACGTGGCTGACTTCTTGCCCAAGAACCTTTAACTTGAATACTTATGCTCTTTGAACCGTCGATGGTGGCAATAATGTCTACGGCGCTTGAACCACTTGTGGTGAGTGCTGCGCTTATGCCCAAGCGCGACAGCATATAGGCTACGAAGTATTCACCTGCATCACCGGCGTTCTTGGAAGAGCGCTTAATTACTTCAGACATACTCAATCCTTGGAATTAATAATGGCACTCACCGACAAACAATAAATGTTCTGTCGCGAGTACCTCATGGATTCAAACGTTAAACAAGCGGCTATTCGTGCGGAGTAAAGCATAAAGACCGCGAACGAATAGGGCGCTCAAAACTTAGCGAAACTTAGCATCCAGACCAGAATCTCCGAACTAAAAGTGCAGCGCAATGATCGAATCGACATTGATGCTGATTATGTGCTGAAGCGCTTGTTTGTGATTGATCAGATGGATGTGCTCAACATCCTCCGTAACGATTAAATGCTAAAGCTAATTACGCAGTGGTCGAGAGTCTGGCGGATCACGCTTCAGAACTCCGCTCAACGGGATTATTTCACCCTCAGAGAGCGGATTAGCACCATCACCCAGCAACTGACTGGGTTGCAGCAATATGTTCGTGAACAGTGCATGAGGTGAGAGGTGGAGATTGTTCCGATCAAGTATCGCCGGGCATGTGATTTCGTCCGCGAGTTGCATCGCCATAATAAACCTCCTGCAGGCCATAAATTCAGTGTTGGCCTGGAAGATAGTGGCGTATTGATTGGTGTGGCAATGGCTGGGCGTCCAATATCCCGTCATTTTGATGATGGACTGACGCTTGAAGTAAACCGCACCTGCACCGACGGCATTAAAAATGCCAACTCTATGCTCTATGGCGCCGTCCGTCGTGCCGCCTGGGGCAAAGGCTAATTACATACACTCAGGCTGATGAATCGGTCGCATCACTACGTGCCGCTGGTTTCGAACTGGTTAAACGCTTCCAGCTCGCCACAGTTGGGCTGGATCGTAAGTGAAGATGAAAGCGACACGCGACCCGGTTGGCAATGGCGGCGTTGATCGCGTGTTGTGGGAAGTGACGCGGTGACCACCACAAGGCTCATTTGCGAGTGCGCATGATGATGATAAAGTCTCATCTTTGCACTCAGTAAGGAGAGGCTTATGCAGCAATACATTGTTTATTTCAAAATGAAAGATAGTGCTCTTCAATGGTCAAAGTTTTACGCACGTGGCAACTCGGAATCTGAAGCTCGTGCGTACTTCAATGAAAAGCACCAGGGCATACAAGTATCTAGTGTGCTAGGGGTAGTTCATCCTCGCGATGAGCGAGATTTCAAAGCTCGCCACGGAATAAATTACTAACCGCCTCTGGGCGGTTTTTTGTTGCCATCACCACGCGGCAAGCATTACAGAAGCCATTCAAGCAGTGGCTTCGATAATGACCAACACAGGGCAGGGAAATGTCCGACATCTACGAAATCACCATCACCACTCAGGACGGCGAAGAGTACGCCAGACGGTATGACGTTCGGTGACAGCGTTCAGCTCAGTGCGCAGTTATACGGCTGGTGGGGCAGTGCAATATCGATCGCGCTGCCATCCGGCAGATTGAAGGCAGAATGTTGCGGGTGGGCTGGAAAAAAATGTCCCCTCCGAAATGAAATCCAGCACTTCGGAAGGGAGACCAAAACGGTCGCTCGTTACGTATAACAAGCGAAGCATAGTGCAAAGTGGATAAATAGATGTTTAACCTAAGTCAAATCAGTAGGTTTCTTATTTACTTTTTTTGATTTGTGTCGGTTTGACGGCTTATTTGCGTAAAAAAAAGCCCTCCAGGTGAGGGCTGCAATAATGCATGCTTGATTTGAAGAGATACTTGTCATTGCTACGACGTGCTCATCCCTGAGCTTCCCCTGGTGTGGGTAGGAGCCACAGTGAGGAGGTTTAACTGTTGCACACAATTCCCAAACAACAAGCGTAAGCGGTAAGCATTAGGAGAAATCCTGGGTTCTACCACCCTCATGTAGTTCCTAAGAGGATCTATGAGCGAAGCAAAACCACAAGACGGCGCAAGTATTCACTAACTATTTGTGAGCACCATAAGGCCAAGTAGGTTAAAAAAGCTGCTGTTAAACATCATTAGAAACAGCAGCTATTTAGTAAAAAATCAATGGCTAATCAACTTTGGAAAGTAGTTTTAATACTATTTCGTCGAGCTTTTGCTTATAGCCATCTGGGACTGGGTGGCGAAATTTAGGGGCTTCTACTGATTTAATTCCCTGTTCATAACCGCGTGCGATTGCTCCTGGTTCTTTAACTATCGCACCTATGACAGAGGACAGAACTGTAATTGCCACATGCGCAGCATGCAGCTCAAGACTAATTTCATCAACGTGATCTTCTAATTTAGATAAACGCTCATTTACATCTGACATATTCTTTTCCTCTCTTATATTGAAGCGAATCACAATCAGAATGTATCACTGAACGTAGTTTTCTTGTTCCCTAATTATTGGAGATATTATGCAGGTCACTATTGATGGTGTCCCGTATGCTCCTGTCTGCATCTCAAGCACCAGCAGAATAGGCATTGCCATTTCCACGCATAATCGCGCTGGCGTGCTCAGCCAGGCGCTGGAGCAACAAATCCAGCACATACCAGCCGGCGCGCTGCTGGTTGTGGTTGATGATGGTTCGCAGCCACCAGCTGCGGTGCCTGACGGCGTGAACCTGATCCGGCACGATAAATCGCTGGGCATTGTGGCATCGAAGAACGCCAGCCTTACCGCGCTTATGGATGCCGGGTGTGAGCACCTCTTCCTTTGGGACGATGACGCATGGCCAATCGCTGATGGCTGGTGGCTACCTTACATTGAGTCACCCGAGCCGCACCTGGCTTATCAGTTCCTCGATCTGGCTGGCGCTCGCAAGCTGAACGATATTACGGTGCTGTATCGCGACGATCAGCATATCGCCTACACCGGTCAGCGCGGCGTCATGCTCTACTTCCACCGCAGCGCGATTGAGCGTGTCGGCGGCTTCGATCCTGTTTACGGTCGCGGCATGTACGAGCACAGCGATCTCGCCCTGCGCATCCACAATGCCGGGCTGACGTCGTGGGCGTTCGCTGATGTGGTCGGCTCTGAAAAGCTGATTCACTCCCTCGATGAGCACGAGCTGGTTGAGCGCTCGGTACCACGTCCGGATCGGGAAGAGCAGGTAAAGCACAACGTCAAAATTCACAACGCGCGCCGCGATACCGGTTATACCGGCTACGCCCCGTATCGCCCTCAACGCAATGTTGTGATCACCACGCTGCTGACCAGCGAGCCAGACCCGCAGCGCGGTACCAGAATGACAGCTTCACCTGACCTGCTGGCGAAGTGGGCTGGTTCTTTGCGCGGCTGCAGCCGGGTTGTGCTGACTGATGAGCTGGCGACTGTGCCGGCTGATGTCGAATTATGTCGCGTTCCCGCTGTTAAAATGAACTGCTACTTCCGGCGCTGGCTGCATATCTGGCAGCATCTGCGCGAACACCCTGAGTATCATTTCGTCTGGTGTACTGACGGTACCGATGTCGAAATGCTCCGGGAGCCGTGGGCAGATATGGTGCCGGGCAAGGTGTATGTCGGTTCTGAACCAAAGACCTACGGCGATGGCTGGGCACGCCAGCACCACCCGGAGCGCATCTATCAGACCTTCCTCGATGAGCATCGCAACGATGTGATGCTTAATGCCGGGCTGCTTGGCGGGCTGCGTGCTGACGTGATGGACTTTGCGCACGGCATAGTGCGGCTGTATTACCTGCTGGAGTGTCATCGCTTCTGGAAGACAGAGAAAGCACCGGCCGCGGTCGGCGATATGCTGGCGTTCGGCATTGTCGCTCATTTATTCGCTGGCAAATTGATCACCGGACCCCAGGTCCATACCGTGTTTAAGACTGATGGGATTGGCAAAGAATACGCCTGGTTTAAACATAAATAATTTTTACGGGGTTAAGAATGATGCAAAACCACGAGTTAGTAGTTTCGTCTTTCATCGCTGACGGCGATGTTGTTAATGCTACCGTGAGCGTAAGGGCGATGGCGGTACCAATGTTAAACATCTTCAATATGGAGGTTAATATTGCTCGAATTGAGGGTGGTACGATTGAATATTATGAGGGCGAAGCCTTAAAAACTGCTGCGAAGGTCATCAGCGTTGTAAATGATGATATTAATAAAGCGGCCTGAAGGCCGCTCATAATTATTTAATGAACTGCTCTGGTTTCTGCTGGAACATTTCTTGGATAGACGGCTGAAGCAATTCGTTGATGGCGGACTTGATAGGTCCTGAATGGCTGTGATTCAGTTTATCCAGAGACTGTGAAAGCGTTTCTCTGAGTTTGGAGGAAAACTGACCATTGCCTGATTGTTCATCCAGAAGCTTGATCATGTGAGTGATTACAAAGTTTGTGGCGGCACCTTGTTTTGCCATCTGCTGTTCGAGATTAGCGATTTTTTGCAGAAGTGATGCTGTTTGTTGATCCATTTATATTTCCTTTACCAGAGGTGATCAGCCATTCCTCCTTACCTTAGAGCGCCAGTGCCCCAGCACTGACGGGCTGAATGCTTACCTTAACCGGGGTGAAAGCGAAGTAACATCCTGATATCCAGACAGTAGCCGCCATTGTGCGGCTTTTTTATTGGAGACCGCTGGTGGCTGGAGAAATTAAATTCGTTGTGGTGGGTCATCATGCCCGGCGTGCGCAGGCTGAAAGGCTGGCTGATTCTCTTGGCGCTCACCTGCTGGTTGACGAGCACGACAGGGGTGCCAACTCCAATCACCGCCGCGCGCTGGAGTGGGCAGCAGCACAAGCCTGCCGGGTTGTCGTGCTGGAAGACGATGCGATGCCGGTTGCGGGGTTTACGGAAAAGGTGGCTGCCTGGCTGGAGTGCTTTCCTGACCAGCTCTGTTCTTTCTACCTTGGCACCGGCCGCCCGCCGCAGTACCAGCTTGAGATAGCGACAAAGCTCATTGCTGCTGATCGCATGCGTGCCGATCACATCACTATGCAGCGTCTCATGCATGCTGTCTGCTACAGCGTGCCGCCGGCACTGTTACCTGACCTGCTGTCACGCTGGGACACGGGAAAGCCTGCTGACTTCGCCGTGGGCGATGCCTGCGGCGGCCCGGTTATCTATCCCTGCTGCTCACTGGTGGATCATGCTGACGGTGATCCCGTTGAGAGGCATCCCGATTGTCAGCCCCGCCACGAGCGGCGACGGGCATGGAGGTTACATGGCTAAGCTAACGACCCTGAAACCACGGCTTAAGGTCATGGACACACGACGCATCAAACCCGTTTACGGTGAGCAGCGGCGTATCAGTGGCAGTGTGCGTGTGGGGCTTAAGCGCCGGCTGTGGGTGCGCGACGGAGGGCATTGCTGTATGTGCGCACGCGCTGTTGATCTGCATGACAGCGAGCTTGACCACCGCATCGCGCTACAGTTCGGCGGCGACAACACTGAGCGCAACCTCTGGACGCTCTGTAAGGAATGCCACGCCGGGAAGTCAGCGCGCGAAGCAGCTACGGCCGGTCCGGATGATGAAGCCCTGAAACATGCCGTGCCCGAAGGGGCTGACGGACAGGGAACCGTCATATTCTGAATTAAATGAAAATGATTATCATTTAACTAAATAATTAGTTGCATTTGTAACTATTCCATTTGTAATGATAATGATTCTCATTACCGGGGGGGGGAGGGCTCAAAAAAAAGGCCGATCACCCTGTACACCGCCCCCTCCCTCACGCAGAGAAAAAATCCCCTCTGGAGGGTATAAACATGTTAACAGCGCAAAAGCGAAAATTCGCGGTGGCGCTGATGTCCGGCATGTCTCAGAAAGATGCGGCAGTAAAGGCGGGCTACTCGGAGAAATCCGCGCGGTCAAAGGGGTCGCAGCTTGCAAAAGACCCGGAAGTCACCGCTTTTATTGCCCGTAAAAAGAAAGAAACCGTCACCGTGGATGAGGTGCCGGCGTACCGGAAAAATGTTTATACCCCAGCGGTAAACATCCCGGAAAAAATCCCTCAGCCAGACGTGCCGCCGGCAGCTGGTCAGTATGACGATCCGCTCAAATTTTTGATGGCAGTGATGAACGACTCCACTGAAGACATTGACACCCGGAAGGATGCGGCAAAGGCCATGCTGCCTTATGTTCACCCCAAAAAAGGGGAGACGGGCAAAAAAGAGGCGCGCAACGCTGCGGCAAAAGTGGCCGCGGGCGCGAGCAAGTTCGGATCTATGGCACCGCCAAAGCTGGTGGTGAACAACAAAGAGGGGTAATCCATGGCGCAGTGGTCCACGGCCTGCACCGACTGGGAAAACCGCCTCATCGACGGCGAGTCCATTATTCCGTCGCCAATATTCGCTGACCAGGCTGAACAGGCGCTGAGCATATTCCGCGAACTTCGTGTTTCAGACCTCCCGGGAAAACCCACGTTCGGTGAGTGCTCCGAGGCGTGGGTGTTCGACTTTGTGAAAGTCATCTTCGGCGGGTACGACGCCGAGACCGGTAACCAGCTGATCCGTGAATACGGTCTGCTGATATCAAAAAAGAATACCAAGTCGACGATTGCCGCCGGCATTATGCTGACCGCGCTCATTCTCTGCTGGCGTGAGGATGAGGAGCATCTCATTCTGGCGCCGACAAAAGAGGTGGCCGACAACAGCTTCAAACCTGCCGCCGGCATGATCCGCGCAGATGAAGAACTGACAGATATGTTCCAGATTCAGGATCATATCCGCACCATCACCCACCGGGTCACGCGAAACACGCTGAAAGTGGTGGCCGCTGATACCGACACGGTCTCCGGGAAGAAGTCAGGCCGGATCCTCGTCGACGAACTCTGGCTTTTCGGCAAACGCGCCAACGCAGAGGCGATGTTTATGGAGGCACTCGGCGGCCAGGTATCGCGCAATGAAGGCTGGGTGATTTACCTCACCACGCAGAGCGATGACCCGCCGGCAGGCGTGTTTAAGGAGCGCCTCGATTACTGGCGCAATGTGCGCGACGGAAAAATCAGCGATCCGAAAACGCTGGGGATCCTCTACGAATTCCCGGACAGCATGATCCAGACCAAGGCTTATCTTCAGCCTGAAAACTTCTATATCACCAACCCGAACATCGGCCTTTCCGTCAGTCCGGAGTGGATTGCCGATAACCTGAGAAAGAACCAGGCGAAAACTGATGGCACGCTGCAGCAGTTTCTGGCGAAACACCTCAACATCGAAATCGGTCTCAACCTGCGCAGCGACCGCTGGGCGGGCGTCGATTTCTGGGAGCAGCAGGCGAGGCGGGTGAGTTTTAACGATTTGCTGCAGCGCGCGGAGGTGATCTCGGTCGGCATTGACGGTGGCGGGCTGGATGACCTGCTGGGGTTCAGTGCCGTCGGGCGCGATGCTGAAACGCGCGAATGGCTCTGCTGGTGCCATGCCTGGGCACATGAAATAGCAATCCGGCGCCGTAAAAGCGAGGAATCACGGTTTAACGACTTTGTGAAAGCCGGTGACCTGACCATTGTTAAGCGTGTCGGGCAGGACACAGAAGAGGTGGCGGAGTACGTCAGCCGCATTCACACCGCCGAGCTTCTCGACAAGATAGGCATTGACCCCTCCGGTGTGGGGCAGATCCTCGACGCACTTATCGAGGCGGAGATTCCCGCTGATGCCGTGGTGGGCGTCAGTCAGGGCTGGCGCCTCGGTGGTGCGATAAAAACGACCGAACGCAAGCTTGCCGAAGGTGTGCTGGTGCATGCCGGGCAGCCCATGATGGCCTGGTGCGTGGGCAATGCCCGCGTCGAGCCAAAAGGCAATACGATCCTCATCACCAAGCAGGCCAGCGGCAAGGGCAAGATCGACCCGCTCATGGCGTTGTTTAATGCCGTTTCGCTTATGGCGCTGAACCCTGAGGCGAAGAAGCAGGATTATCAGGTGCATTTCATATGACAGCTATGTCAGTCAACAACCCGCTCCGGCGGGTTTTTTCGTTTCAGGAGGCAGCAAAATGACGCTTAAGCGCGCATGCACCCTCATGACGGTGAAAGCGGTAAACGAGGATGAGCGGATCATTACCGGCATCGCCTCCACGCCATCGCCGGATCGTGACGGGGACATTATGGAGCCGGAGGGCGCGAAGTTTCGCAGCGACACGCCGTTTCTCTGGCAGCACGACCGGTCCCAGCCCATTGGTACCTGTACACCCAAAATGGTGAAAGAAGGGCTGCAGATCACCGCAAAACTGGTGAAGCCCACCGCGGATATGCCTTCCCAGCTGGTTGCCCGGCTCGATGAGGCCTGGGCATCCATTAAGGCCGGGCTGGTGCGCGGGCTCTCCATCGGCTTCCGCCCCATTGAATATTCGTTCCTGGACGAGGGCGGGATCCGCTTTCTGTCCTGGGACCTTCTTGAAGTTTCAGCCGTGACCATTCCGGCGAATGCCGAATGCTCCATCAATACCGTGAAGTCTTATGACCGCCAGTTACTCGCCGCGTCCGGCAATGAGAAACCGGTAGTTAAATCGACCCAGCCCGCTGGCGCTACAGCACCCAAAACCAATACCAAAAAAGGAAACAGTTCGATGAATATCGCAGAACAAATCAAAAGCTTTGAAGCGAAGCGTTCGGCGCTGGCGGCGTCTCTCTCTGAGATTATGGCGAAGGCCGCCGAAGATGGCCGTACGCTGGATGCTGAAGAAGAGGAGGGGTACGACAACACCTCCGCTGAAATTAAATCTGTCGACTCGCACCTGAAGCGACTCCGCGATATGGAATCCAGCATCGCCCAGACAGCAAAGCCGGTCAGCAAAGCCGCCGGTGGCGATGTCAGTACGGTGACGACCAGCGCGCCGGGCATCATTCGTGTAGAGCAGAAGCTGGAAAAAGGTATCGCCTTTGCACGCTTCGCCAAAGCGCTGGCCGCTGCAAACGGCAGCCGCTCCGAAGCGCTGGAAATTGCCCGCAAGCAGTATCCGGACGATGCGAAGCTGCATCACGTCCTGAAAGCCGCCGTCGGCGCAGGCACGACCACAGACCCGAAATGGGCGGGCGCGCTGGTGGAATACCAGGAATATGCACAGGACTTCGTCGAATTCCTGCGACCGCAGACCATTATTGGTCGTTTCGGGCAGGGTAACATCCCGGCGCTGCGGCAGGTGCCGTTCAACATTCGTATTCCGGCACAGACCTCCGGCGGCTCCGCGAACTGGGTGGGCGAGGGTAAGGCGAAACCGCTGACGAAGTTCGACTTTGAGTCGATCACCTTCAGCTTCGCTAAAGTCGCCGCAATCGCGGTGCTGACCGACGAGCTGATCCGTTTCTCCAACCCGGCAGCCGATGCGCTGGTGCGTAACGCCCTGGCTGAAGCGGTCATTGCCCGCCTCGATACCGACTTCATCAACCCGTCCAAGGCAGAAGTAGCCAATGTCTCGCCTGCTTCCGTCACCAACGGTATCGCCGGTATTCCGTCCACCGGTAATCCGGACGATGACGCAGCGGCGGCTTTTGGCGTATTTGTCGCGGCTAACCTGCAGCCGAATGGTGCTGTCTGGCTGATGTCCAGTACCAGCGCGCTGGCGCTCTCCATGCGTAAAAACGCGCTGGGCCAGAAAGAGTATCCGGAAATGACGCTGCTGGGCGGCACATTCCAGGGGCTCCCGGTCATTGTCTCCCAGTACGTCGGGAATCAGCTGGTGCTCGTCAACGCACCGGATATTTACCTTGCCGACGACGGCGGCGTTGCCGTGGATATGTCCCGCGAAGCCTCGCTCGAAATGCAGAGCGATCCGACCGGGGACAGCGTGAATGGCACGGGTACCGAGCTGGTGTCCATGTTCCAGACCAACAGCGTGGCTATCCGCGCCGAGCGCTGGATCAACTGGAAGCGTCGCCGCACGGCAGCCGTGGCGGTGATTTCCGGTGTGAATTACGGCACGACCCAGACCAGCTAACCGACTCAGGAGGGCGGGGGAAACCCCGCCATATTGCATGGCAAAAATCAGGTATCTGCAACGCACACATGACTCGCGACCCGGTGACGAAAAGACCGTGGACGATTCGTGTGCAAGGGTGCTGGTGCTGCTGGGCATGGCTGAGTACACCGGCGCGAAGCGCGCGGGGGGCGGGAAAAAGAAAAATAATACGGGGAACGGCTGATGTGGAATCCTTTCCGGAGAAGAGAAAAAGCACTTCAGCAGCCATCAGATCGCGGCGGCTGGATGTCCCTTATCAGTGAGCCTTTTGCGGGGGCCTGGCAGCGTAATCTGGAAATCAACCCGACAACAGTGCTTTCCTTTCACGCTGTGTTTTCCTGCATATCGCTGATCGCGAGCGATATCTCAAAGATGCCCCTGCGGCTGATGCGCCGGGACTCGAACGGCATCTGGAAAGAAAACAATAGCGGCACCCCCGCGAGGATTTACAGGCGCCCGAATGCGTTTCAGAACCGGATGCAGTTTTTCGAGTGCTGGCTCAATTCGAAGCTTTGCCACGGTAATACGGTCGCCCTGAAGATCCGGAACACCCGCGGGGATATAACCGAACTGCGCATCCTGGACTGGAACAAAGTGACGCCGCTGGTGGCGGATGACGGGTCTGTTTTCTACCAGATTAACCCCGATAACATGACGGGCGTCGAGGCTTCTGTAACGGTACCCGCCCGCGAGGTGATTCACGATCGCTTCAACTGCCTGTTTCATCCGCTGATCGGACTCTCACCGATTTATGCGGCTGGCCTGGCTGCGATGCAGGGCCACCATATTCAGGAAAACTCAGCACATTTTTTCCGCAACGGCAGTAAACCGAGCGGGGTCATTGAAGTGCCCGGTAACATCACTGATGAAAATGCCCGGAAACTGAAAGCGAACTGGGACACGGGCTATACAGGCGAAAATGCGGGCAAAACGGGGCTGCTGAGCAACGGCGCAAAATACAGTCCCATTTCTATGTCTGCTGACGATGCGAAGGTCGTTGAGCAACTGCAGATGTCAGAAAAAATCGTCTGCTCAACGTTTCACGTTCCGGCCTATAAAGCCGGTGTCGGCGATCTTCCTTCCAACGACAACATCGAGGCGCTGGAGCAGCAGTATTATTCGCAGTGTCTCCAGACGCTGATTGAGTCGATCGAACTGCTTCTCGATGAGGCGTTCGAACTGGAAGACGATGCCGGTACTGAGTTTGACGTCAGCGCGCTGCTGCGTATGGACAGCGAACGCCGTATCAAAACGCTGGGTGAAGGTGTTAAAAACACTATCCTCACGCCGAATGAGGCGCGGCGCAGTGAAAACCTGCCGCCGGTGACGGGTGGTGATGAACTGTATCTGCAGCAGCAGAATTTCAGCCTGGGTGCGCTGGCGCGCCGCGATGCCTCTGACGATCCGTTCGGCAAAAAGAGCTCAGCGCCGCAGCCAGTCAGTGATGAAGGAAAGGCATTGTCTGACGCAGAGCAGGCGGCAGCAAAAGCCATGCTCAGAGGATTGCTTACCAAATGAATGAACGTGAATTAACTCTCATCAAAGTGCTGGGTGAGGAGTTCGGGCTTGTTCTTGATGAAATGCGCGCAGGGTTCAGTAAAAGCATCGAGCAGCAGCGCCTGGCCTTCGAAGTAAAACTCACCCACCTTGAAGAACTCATCGCAGATATCAAAAGCGCAGAACCGCCGGATCTGTCGGCGATGGTAAGGGACGCCGTATCTCAGCTGCCTGAGCCAGAACTGCCGCAACTGCCGGATATCGCTTCTATGGTCAGTAATGCGGTAGCCGCCATACCACCTGCGCAGGACGGCAAAAGCCTGACACCAGAGGATGTTGCGCCCCTGCTGCAGCAGATGGTGGATCGGGCGGTCAGCGCAATGCCCGTGCCCCGCGATGGCAAGGATTACGATCCGGACATGCTGCAACAGGCCGTGAAAGCGGCAGTGGATGACGCCGTAGCGGCAATCCCGGTACCGCAGGACGGCAGGAGCCTCACGCCAGAAGATGTGCAGCCGATGCTGCAGGCGCTTGTTACGGAATCAATGCCGGTTCTGCCTGATGTCAAGGCACTGATCAGCGAAGCCGTTGCCGCACTACCTGCGCCCGAACCGGCCAGAGATGGGGAGGACGGTCGTGACGCGCTGGCGCTTGAGCTGCTTCCCTTTATTGATGAAGGAAAAAGTTATCCGCGCGGTTCTTACGCTACCCATAACGGCGGGCTGTGGCGCGCCTATGAAAAAACGCATGGCATGCGCGGCTGGGAATGTGTGGTGGATGGCGTGGCGGGCGTTGACATTGAGCGTTCAGATCAGCGGCGTTTCACCCTGACGGTTAACCGCGCGAGCGGTGGCAGCGAAACCAAATCGTTTGACGTTCCGGTCATGATTTACCAGGGCGTTTTCAAATCCGGTCAGGACTATCTGCCCGGCGATACGGTGACTTGGGGCGGTTCGCTCTGGCACTGCGACGAACCGACGCAGGATAAACCCGGCGAAACGGGCTCAAAAGGCTGGACACTTGCCACCAAGCGCGGGCGTGACGGGAGGGATAAAACGTGATTGAACTCGTGACTCTCGACCAGGCAAAGGACCACCTGCGCATAGATGCTGATGCCGGTGATGACGATCTTAAGCTGAAAATTCAGGCCGGTAGCGCCGCCATTCTTGCTTATGTCCAGGGCAGCCGGGACCGAATCGTTGCCGGTAATGGCGCTCTCATTGAGGGCGAGCCGCTGCGACGCGCACAGACAGCGCTGCTTATGCTGCTGGGCTGGCTCGACCGCAACCGCGGCGGTGAAGAGGAAGAGAAGCTGCAACAGGGGGAACTGCCGTTCTCGGTCACAATGCTTATCTACGATCTTCGCTGCCCCACCATTCTCTGACCGGAGGCTTTATGCACGCTGGGCGCTTGCGCGACCAAATTACCGTTATGAATTCCGTTCCCGTCCGCACCCCCTCCGGTGATGTTAAACCGGAATGGCAGGAGGGAAAGACTGTCTGGGCGGAGGTGAAAGGCATCAGTGGACGGGAAATCATCTCTGCCGGCGCTGAAAAAGCCGAAGCGACTGTCCGGGTGTGGGTCCGGTATCGCAGTGACATTTCAGCCGCATCACGTCTGAGCGTTAAAAGTGGTGCCTTTAAAGGGCTGACGCTGGAAGTGACGGGGCCGCCCATCCCGGACGCGGGATGCACTCAGCTCGAAATTCTCTGCAAACAGGGGGTAAAACCATGATAGGTACCAGCCTCGATTTCTCCGGCCTGCTCGATTTGTCGGAAGATCTCGCCACGCTCAGCAAAGCAGAAAACCGCAAGGTTATGCGCGATGCCACGCGTGCCGGGGCAACCATTTTCAAAGATGAGGCAGTAAGCCGCGCGCCAGTGAAAACGGGGAAACTCAAAAAGAATATCGTCGTGCTGACGCAGCGTGAGCGCAACGGGGCGATATCTTCCGGTGTTCATATCCGTGGTACCAACCCGCGCACCGGCGCCAGCGACAAGACGATGAAAGCCAGCGATCCGCGTAATGCCTACTACTGGCGCTTTATCGAAATGGGTACCTCGACCATGCCGCCCGTGCCGTTCGTCAGACCTGCCTATGAGGCGCGTGAAGAGGATGCGGTAAACGCCGCGTTCGCCGAAGCCAATGCGGCGATCGACAGGGTGCTTTCAAAATGACAGAGGCCGACGTTTACTCGCTGATCGGCGCGCTGGCCGACGGACAGGTTTACCCCGGCGTGGTGCCGCTTAACACCCAGGGTGAACCGGCAGTTGCGCCGCCGTGGATCACATTCACGCTGGTGGTTCAGACTTATGGCGACACTTTCTGCGGTCCGGCGGAGGAAGAGACATCTCTCCAGGTTGACGTATACGCGTCCTCGGTGGATGACGCCCGCGCGCTGCGTGAACAGGCGATCGCCGCGCTGACGCCGCTGGGATTCACCCGCCTTAGTAAAACCGGCGGTTACGAGCCCGAAACAGGCCTGCGCCGTGCAACGTTTGAAGTTCATATCCTTCAGTAACCTTTTCCCTATCAACCATCCTGACCGCCGCGAGGCGGTTTTTTTATGCCTGGAGACAGCTATGTCCGCACTTTATGAAAAATCGCAGTTAACGAAGATCCTGATCTCTTCGCTGCCGGCAATGAAAGATACGATGGCAAGTGCCGACTATCTTGATCTGAGCTGCACGCTCAAAGAGGTCCAGTTCACCGGTGGCCAGAAACAGGACATCGACGTCACCACCCTGTGCTCGACCGAACAGGAGAACATCAACGGCCTGCCCGCTCAGTCGGAGATTTCGCTGTCCGGTAACTTCTTCAAAAATGCGGCGCAGGATGCACTGCGTGACGCATATGACAACGACACCACGTATGCCTTTCAGGTGATCTTCCCGTCCGGTAAAGGCTTCCGTTTCCTGGCTGAAGTGCGTCAGCACACCTGGTCATCCGGTACCAACGGCGTGGTCGCGGCCACCTTCTCTCTGCGCCTGAAAGGCAAACCTGAAAACATCGAACCCGGTTCGTAAGGAAAATCATGTCCATTAAAGAGCTTGCCCTGGCGAAACACTCCGGGTTTCGTCACAAAACCGTCACCGTGCCCGAATGGGGCAGTGTGAATGTCGTTCTGCGCGAGCCATCCGGTGAAGCCTGGCTGCGCTGGCAGGAGATCGCCGGAACCGATATCAAGCCTGAAGAGCTTTCGGTATCGGAGCGCGCGAACCGCAACCTGCGCGCTGATGTCGCGCTTTTTCTCGATGTGCTCTGCGACGAGGACAAGCAGCAGGTTTTTACCCGGGACGATGAAGAGGAAGTGCGTGCCATCTATGGCCCCGTGCATTCCCGTCTGCTTAAACAGGCACTCGATCTGATCGCATCCGGGGATGATGCCCGGGAAAAGTCGCCACCCCCGGCGTTAAATTCCTGATGTCGCTTGCGCTCCGAATGGGGCGCACGCTTTCAGAACTCAGGCAGAGCATGACGGCCAGTGAAATGCTGATGTGGATTGAATACGACAGGATAAGTCCGGTCGGCGATATCCGCGGCGATATTCAGGCGGCGCAGATTGTCTCTGCCGTATATGGCTCGCAGGGTGCAAAAGTTTCGTTAACTGATGCCATTCTGCAGTGGGGGGGAGAAGAGCAACAAACAGACAAGGATCCGTTTGCCGGGCTTGAGGATGCGCTTACCGAGGCAACCAAGTGACTTTTTTAACGTCAGGGATTAGGATTGCTTCCTCTATTTGAAGGGGGTATCCATGGAGTTTTTTCTTATCGCTGCAGTGTTAGGCGTTATTCCTGCTCTTATTGCTAAAAGCAAAGGGCATTCTTTTTTCGCCTGGTGGATTTATGGAACCTTGCTTTTCATCATTGCATTTGTTCATTCATTGGTAATTCGCAAAGATGCTGAAACCGAAGAAAAGAATCTTATCGCTTTTGAGGGGATGAAAAAGTGCCCTTTCTGTGCCGAATTAATAAAATCAGAAGCAATTAAATGCAAGCATTGTGGAAGTGATTTAACAGACAGAAGCAAACACGAAAATTTAACTAAATCTGATGAAGAATATTTAAGAGAGGCCAGGCAAAAGGCTGGTCTAGAAGAATAATAAACCGCTCCGGCGGTTTTTTTTCGTCCGGAGAATGGTAATGGCAACGCTTCGCGAACTTATTATAAAAATTTCGGCTGACTCAAGTTCTTTCCAGAGTGAGATTACCCGCGCCTCTCGCATGGGCTCAGATTATTACAGAACGATGCAGGCTGGAGGTCGCCAGGCAGCAGCTGCCGCTAAAGAGAGTGAAAGGGCGTTATCTGATCTCACTAATGGGTTCGCCTCAGCAGGTAAAGCTGCTGCTGCCGCTGCTGCGGCCTTTGCTACCGGGAAGCTGGTACAGATTGCAGACGAATGGAACTCAGTGAATGCTCGTCTTCAACAGGCTTCTGCTTCGGTTGATGATTTTGCAACTTCACAACGTCAGCTTATGGAAATCAGTCAGCGCACGGGTACAGCGTTCTCTGATAATGCCAGTCTCTTCGCCCGCGCAGCTGCATCGATGCGCGAATACGGCTATAGCTCGGAAGAAGTGCTCAAAATCACCGAAGCCGTTTCAACAGGGCTCAAGCTTTCCGGTGCCAGCACGCAGGAATCAAGCTCTGTCATTACGCAATTTAGCCAGGCGCTGGCCCAGGGCGTTTTGCGTGGCGAAGAGTTTAATGCCGTCAACGAAAGCGGCGACCGCGTTATCAGGGCGCTGGCGGCTGGCATGGGTGTTGCGCGCAAAGACCTCAAGAGTATGGCCGACCAGGGCAAGCTCACTATCGATAAAGTAGTGCCAGCATTAATGAGCCAGCTCGGGGCGTTACAGGGTGAGTTTGCAACGATGCCGCAAACTGTTTCAGGCTCATTGCAAAAGGTCACTAACTCGTTCATGGGGTGGGTAGGTGGTGTTAACGCAGCAACGGGTGCCACGGATGCGCTGTCCGGTGGCCTTGATGGCGTAGCCCAGACTCTGGACTCCTTTACTTCATCCGCGGTGAGCGGTGCTCTGAGTGATGTGGCCGACAATATGTCGGTTATCACTACCGTAGCAGGCGCGCTGGTGGGCGTTGGGCTGGCTAAGTATCTCAGCGGAATTGTTGCCAGCGCCACGAGTGCGACAGGTGCTTTGATCTCTGCTGCGAAATCAGAAGTTGCTCTCGCAGTAGCGCAAGACAGGGCAGCCCAGTCAGCCGTGGCGGCTTCCAGAGCTGACGTCTATCGTGCACAGCAAGCTTTGCAGAGAGCAAAGGGCGCTGATGTTCAGGCTGCGCAACAGGAAAAAATAGCGGCCGCAGAGGCAAAGGTAACAGCAGCACAGAGCAGGCTCACGACGGCTCTTGCCGGAGGCACAGCAACAGAGAAAGTCAGGGCCAGAGCAGCGCTTGAGCGTGCTCAGGCAGGTCTTGCAGCTGCTAAAAATGCAGACGTACAGGCAGTTGCTGAACGACGACTTGCACAGGCAGAGGCCGCGCGTGACAGGAACCTGGCCAACCGTGTCTCGACCCAAAGTAATTTAAACAGTGTCACCGCTGTCGGATCGCGGCTCATTAGTAGTGCTCTGGGTATTATCGGTGGCATTCCAGGGCTGGTGATGCTTGGCGCAGGGGCGTGGTATGCGGCATATCAAAATCAGGAGCAAGCCCGTCGGTCTGCACAGGAATACGGCAGAACAATTGATGAAGTAAGCCAGAAGATCAAGCAAATGTCTTTGCCTGAAGCTTCTGATAATGCAGATAAGTCTAAAAAGGCCCTTGATGAACAGAACAGGCTTATCGATGAGCAAAAAAGCAAAGTTGAAAGCCTGAAAAAGCAGATTGCCGGTTCCCAGTATCTCATCAGTAATCCCGGCCCGATGACCAAAGGTGGTTTCATGATAAACCATCTTACATCCCTTAATACCGTGACCGACGAATTGTCTACAGCTACAGGTCAGCTTTCCGTCGAACAAGAAAGACTCGCACAAATGCAGGGAAAAGCGGCCTCAATCCAAAAGATCCTTGAGGACATTGAGCGTCGCCGGAATGATGCAATTCGTGAACAGGCCTGGCGTCAGAATGCTGCCTATCAGTCCCTGCTGATGATGAACGGTCAGCATGAAAAATTTAATCAGTTGCTCGGGCTCGGCAATCAGCTATTGATGGCCCGTCAGGGAATGACCCTGGCACCCCTTCGTGTTCCTCAGGCAGAAGCCTCGCAGAAACAGACTGAAGCGCTCGAAAAAAGCCGCCGCGAGCTGGCCCTGTCCCGCCTGAAAGGCGAGGCAAAAGAGCGCGCACGGCTTGGCTATGCTGCTGATGAACTCGGTCTGACGGCTGATCCGCAATTCCAGACCAACCGCCTTGAGTACATCAATAACGGGCTTGAAGAGTGGCGCAATAACGAGGCCAACAAGAAGCAGGCCAAAGGGCCAAAGACGGAAGAAGAAAAGGCCGCTGATGCTTATAAAAGGATGATTAAGCAGCAGAAGGAGCAGATCGCCCTGCAGGGCCAGAGCACCGAACTTGCCAGGGTGAAATACCAGGTGGTTGAAGGTGAGCTCTCCACGCTGGAGAAGGCGCAGAAGGCTGAACTGATGCGCAACGCCGCATTAATCGATCAGGTTAAACTGCGTGAGCAACTGCGTAATTACGAGGCGAATCTGGCTGACAGCAACGCCAGCGCCCGGGCGGCCAATGATGCGCAACTCATTGGTTACGGTCAGGGCACCCGGTTCCGTGAGCGGATGCAGGAGCAGTTTAATATCCGTAAGGAGTTTGAGCAGAAGAATACCGATCTGCTCCGGCAGCGGCAGGCCGGGGATATTGACGAAACCTTTTATCAGCAGGGGCTGGCACTCAATAAACGCTATCTGGAAGAGCGACTGCGCGACCAGGAGGGGTATTACACCGCTTCCGATGCGCAGCGCGGTGACTGGTTAACAGGCATGTCAGAGGGCTATGCGAACTGGGTGGACGAGGCAACGGACTATTCCGCGATGGCTGCTGACGGGATGAAGCAGGCCATGGGCGGCGCGGTGACCACCATTACCGACATGCTCAACGGCAATCTATACAGCTGGAAGGACTGGGGCATGAACGTGCTGAAAATTATCGAGACCGTTCTCGTTAATATGATGGTCGCGAATGCGGCAAGTTCTCTCGGTTCGCTTTTCAGCTTTGGTGCCTCCTCAGCGGCAACGGCCAGCAGCGGGACGGCCATTCAGAGCGCCGCCTCAAACTTCACCTTCAACGCCAAAGGTGGCTTCTACGACTCACCCTCCCTCAGTGCCTACAGCGGTGGTGTCTACCAGACCCCGCAGCTCTTTGCCTTTGCGAAAGGGGCCGGGGTGTTTGGCGAGGCAGGTCCGGAGGCGATTATGCCGCTCACGCGCGCAGCGGATGGTTCGCTCGGCGTTCGCGCAGTTGGCGCGCCGCAGTTTTCCGGCGGTGGCCCGTCCGTGTCGTTTGGCGATATCAACATCAATGGCGGTGCGCAGTCCACGGCAGGACAGGGGGCTGCCGCAACTGCCGGCAGGCAACTCAAGGATGCAATCGTGACCGTAATTAATGAGCAGGCCAGCATGCCCGGATCGCCATTGTGGCGGCTTTTGAAAGGAGCGTAATCATGGCAGTTGAGACCTTCTCCTGGTGCCCGAAGGTGGCGGCGCAGGCTGATACCAGTTTCCGCACCCGTAAAGCGCAGTTCGGGGATAATTATGCACAGGTGGCCGGGGACGGCATCAACCCGGTCACATCGCAATGGAGCGTGAGTTTTACCGGCGATGAAGCCTATGTCCAGGCCATAAAGGCGTTTCTGAAGCGGCATGCTGGCTGGAAGTCCTTCATCTGGAAGCCGCCCCTGGAGCCCGCGGGGTTATGGCGGTCTGAATCTATTCAGATAGCCACACATGGCGCAGATCTTTACACCCTCAGCACCACATTCATTCAGGCATACCATCCATGAGCATTTTATCTGATGTCCAGAAACTGGAGCCGGGCAGCCGTGTCCGCCTTGTCGAGGTTGACGGCGAGGCGTTCGGCGCCGGTATTCTGCGTTTTCATAACGAAACCCTCCCTCACACAGAGGCCGAGATCATTGCTGCGGGCGGCGATGCGTCGAAGCTCCAGCCGAAATCGGTCTGGTGGCAGGGGCTGGAGTACGGTGCGTGGCCCTTTGAACTGACCGGCCTGTCCGTCAGCAGCGACGGGCAGAGCGCCCGCCCGACACTGACCGTGGCAAATATCTCCGGCACGATAGGTGCGCTCTGTCGTCGCTTTCAGGGAATGGCAAAGGCAAAAGTGATTATCCACGAGACCTTCGCTCATTACCTTGATGCCCGCAATTTTGCCGGCGGCAATCCCGGCGCTAATCCGAATGAGGAGCGCAAACAGGTCTATTACATTGACCGTAAATCCAGTTCGGATGATGAAACCGTGGAGTTTGAACTGTCCAGCCCGGCAGACCTGCGGGGACAGCTTATCCCCACGCGGCAGATCCAGCCCATGTGCACCTGGTGCATGCGCGGGTGGTACAAAACCGGCAACGGCTGCACCTATGCCGGGCAGAATGGCTGGTTCGATAAGGACGGCAACCGGGTGGATGATCCTTCAAAGGACGTGTGCTCAGGCCTCTTGTCGAACGGGTGTAAACCCCGGTTCGGCGCCAACAATGAACTCGATTATGGCGGCTTTCCGGGTGCGTCACTTCTGAGGGGGTAAAATGCGGGACAAGACAATCAGCGAGATTCTGGCGCATGCGGCGCAGGCGTTCCCGGCTGAATGCTGCGGTGTGGTGATCCAGAAGGGACGGGTTGAGAAGTATATCGCCTGCCGGAATCTGGCCACCTCCCCGGAAGAGCAGTTTGAACTCTCTCCGGAAGATTATGCGGCAGCCGAAGAGCAGGGCACGGTGGTTGCCGTGGTGCACAGCCACCCCGGCGACGGCGCCACGACGCAGCCGAGTGAACTCGACATGCTGATGTGCGACGCGACCGAAGTGCCGTGGGTGATCGCGTCATGGCCTGAAGGCGATATCCGCACCATCATGCCGCGCGGTGATCGCCCGCTGACCGGGCGTCAGTTTGTGCTCGGGCATGCTGACTGCTGGTCCCTTATCCGTGATTACTTCCGCACTGAACACGGTATCGCGCTGCCTGACTACAGCGTCGATCGCCACTGGTGGGAGGAGGGCGAAAACCTCTATATGGATAACTGGCACGACTGCGGTTTCAGGGAGTTCGACGGTCCCCAGCAGCCCGGCGATATGGTCATCATGCAGGTGCAGGCCAGCGTGCCAAATCATGCCGGTGTCCTGCTGGAGGGCAACATGCTGCTGCACCACCTGTATGGGCAGCTCAGCCAGCGCAGCCCGTATGGCGGCTATTACCGTGATCGCACCATCAAAGTTTTACGGTACAAGGATCTGATGTAATGGAAAAACGAACCGTTATCAAGCTGAGCGGATCGATGGCGCAGCGTTTCGGGCGCACACACCGCCGGGCGCTGTCTTCTGCCAGCGAGGTTTTCAGGGCGCTGTCCAGCACTGTGGACGGCTTTGAGGATTATCTCCGCGAGGCGCGCGCCAGGGGGCTCGATTTCGTCATCTTCCGCGATCGCCGCAACATCGGTCAGGAAGAGTTTTCGCTTCTCGGCCCCGGCGATGAGCTGCGCATTATTCCGGTCATCCGCGGCAGCAAGCGTGCCGGCATTTTCCAGGCGGTGCTCGGAGCTGCCCTGATTGCCGGGGGGATCGCCCTTGGCCCTGCCGGAGCCGGGCTCATCGGTAAAGGGGTCGCGCTGAATGTTGCGCTGGTCGGCGCATCCATGGCGCTGGGCGGCGTGGTGCAGCTGCTGTCGCCGCAGGTGGCGGGGATGAGGATGCGTCAGGACCCGGATAACAAGCCTTCCTATGCGTTCGGTGGTCCGGTCAACACCACCGCCAGCGGCAACCCGGTACCCCTGCTCTACGGCCAGCGGGAGATCGGGGGCGCCATCATTTCAGCCGGCATTTACGCGGAAGATCAGCAGTAAGCCGGTACGTGATTACTTTAAGCCGCCTGCGGGCGGTTTTTTTATGGGCGCGATATGACGAACACAGCGATTAAAGGGCGGAAGGGCGGTAGCACCAAGACCCGCACCCCGGTGGAAGCCCCGGACAGTATTCAGTCCATAGCCAGAGCCAAAATCCTTGTCGCGCTCGGCGAAGGTGAATTTGCCGGCGGCCTGGACGGGCGCAGCATTTATCTCGGCGACGCGTCATCATATACCCCGCTGCAGAATGCAGACGGCAGTTACAACTTCAACAACGTTAAATACGAGTTTCGTTCCGGCACCCAGGATCAGAACTACATTCAGGGCTTTCCCGGCGTTGAGAATGAGCTGCAGGTCGCCTACGAGCTTAAAGCTGCTGTGCCGTATGTCCGTTCCGTCTCCAATACCCAGCTTTCAGCACTGCGCATCCGCCTCGGCTGGCCCTCGCTGCTGAACCAGAAAGACAACGGCGATAAGGTGGGTACGCGCGTTGAGTATGCGATCGAGCTGTCGGTCGACGGTGGTGCATACGCGCCCGTGGTTAAAGGCGCTGTCGATGACAAGACCACCACCCTCTATGAGCGCAGTCACCGTATCGACCTGCCGAAAGCCACAACCGGCTGGCAGCTGCGCGTGCGCCGGATTACATCGGATTCAACGACAGTGAATGTTGTGGACAGTATGCGCGTTGAGGCGGTCACCGAGATCATCGATGCGAAGCTGCGTTACCCCAACACGGCGCTGCTCTACATTGAATTTGATGCGAAGCAGTTCCCGAACGGCATCCCGCAGGTCGTCTGCAATCCGAAGGGGCGCATTATTCGCGTGCCTGATACTTACGACCCTGACACACGAACCTACTCCGGCACCTGGGAAGGCGGGTTTAAATGGGCGTGGACCGATAACCCGGCGTGGATTTATTACGACATCGTGCTGAATGAGCGGTTCGGGCTTGGTCAGAGGATTGATGCGACCCAGATTGATAAATGGGAGCTTTACCGCATCGCGCAGTACTGCGATCAGCCGGTACCGGATGGCAAAGGCGGCAGCGGTAAGGAGCCGCGCTTCCGGTGTAATGTTTACATCCAGGAGCGCAATGACGCCTGGACGGTGCTGCGCGACCTGGCCGGCATTTTCCGTGGTATGACCTACTGGGGCGACAACAAGCTGTATGTGCTGGCCGATATGCCCCGCGATATCTGGCACATTTATAACCACGCCAGTGTGGTCGACGGTAAATTTACCTTCGCCGATCCGAGCGAAACCACCCGCAACACTGCCGCGCTGGTGAACTGGTCCGATCCGGCGAATCACTACAAAGACACGCCCGAAGTCGTTTATGACAACGATCTGGCGATGCGCTTCGATTACAGCCAGCTCGAAATGACGGCCATCGGCTGCACCCGACAGTCAGAGGCAAACCGGCGCGGGCGCTGGGCGCTGCTCACGAATGGCATCGGAGAGGTGGTGACCTTCAGCACGGGTATGGATGTTCCCCCTGTCGGGGAAGTGATCGGCGTGGCCGCGAACGAGCTGGCCGGCAGGGTGATTGGCGGCAGGGTCAGCGCGGTAAGCGGTCGTAATATCACGCTCGACCGTGCCGCAGATGTCAGGGCCGGTAACCGGCTTTTCCTCAACCTGCCCTCGGGTGTGGCTCAGGCACGGACCGTGCAGGCGGTTAACGGCAATATCGTCACCGTCACCACTACATACAGTGAAACGCCTGAGGCGGAGTGCTGCTGGGGTGTGGATGCTGACGATCTGTTTATCGCGCTCTTCCGCGTAACCGGCACCCGTGACAACGATGACGGCACTTTCGAGGTGACCGGCGCGACGTACAGTCCGGATATTTACGCCGCGGTCGATACCGGCGCCCGGCTCGATGAACGGCCGATCAGCGTGATTCCGCCCGGCGTGCAGGCGCCGCCGGAAAATATCGTCATCGACAGCTATTCGACGGTCAGCCAGAACATAGCGATCACCACCATGCGTGTTGCCTGGGATTCTGTTAAAGGGGCAATCGCCTACGAAGCTGAGTGGCGACGCGACAGCGGCAACTGGGTGAGCGTGCCCCGCACCTCCTCTCAGGGATTCGAGGTGCCGGGTATCTACGCCGGGCGCTATCTGGTGCGGGTGCGCGCGGTGAACGCCAGTGATGTCTCGTCCATATGGGCAACATCAGCTGAAGTCACGCTCACCGGGAAAGTGGGTAATCCCCCGAAGCCGGTGGGCTTCACGGCCACTGAAACCGTCGTGTTTGGTATTGAGCTGAACTGGGGCTTCCCGGCGAATACGGACGACACGCTGAAAACGGAGATCCAGTACAGCCTGACCGGTAGTGCTGATGATGCCATGCTGCTGGCCGACGTGCCTTATCCGCTGCGCAGATATCAGCAGATGGGACTTAAGGCCGGGCAGATTTTCTGGTACCGCGCGCAGCTGGTGGACCGGACCGGTAACGAATCCGGGTATACCGACTGGGTTCGCGGTCAGTCCAGCACCGATGTGACCGACATTACAGAGGCGGTGCTCGCGCAGATCAAGGATACCGAACTCTTCAAAGACCTCATCGAGAACGCCGTTGAGAGCAGCAAGGCGGTCGCGGATCTGGCTGAGGCAGTGAAGCAGAACGCCGACGGCCTGGCTGCGGCTGCAGGCGCAAACCGCCAGACAGCAGAAGCGATTATCGGTAATGCCCTGGCGATCGCGGATGTCGTTGTCCGGCAGTCTGCCCAGCAGGGCGCTAACTCCGCGAAATTTGAGCAGCTGCGCGAAGTTATCGCCACCGAAACAGAGGCGCGCGTTACGGATGTGATCCGCCTGGAGGCAAAGACGGATCAGAACGCCGCCGGCATCACCGAAGTGCGCCAGGCGCTGGCAAACGAAACCGAGGCACGGGCGACAGCTGTCGATCAGCTTACCGCGCAGACGGAAGAGAATAAGGCCAGTGTCACAGCGCTGACGCAGACCGTGACGGATCTGGACTCGTCTACCGCCTCGCGCTTTGAGGAGATTTCGGCAGATATCGCGGGCATAGACGGCAGTGACATCAGAGGGGGAATACAGAGCAACTCCATTGCGCTGATCACCACCACGCTGGCGCAGGTTAACGATCGCACACGGCTCAGCGTGCAGTACGGCGACAATAAGGCCGGGATTGAGCGTGTTGATAACGTGATGGCCGATGCCAGCCAGGCTGTCGCGGAGTCGCTCAGGTCCATGGATGCCAGTTCCGGCGCCGGCACGGCAAACACCACCGACTTTGCGAAAACCATGGCTGACTTCTCGCAGGTCTCCGCGACAAAAATCAACTCCCTGTCAGTGACGGTAAACGGTCAGCAGGCGGCAATCGCCCAGAATGCTCAGGTTTCTGCCGATATCAACAACAACCTTTCTGCGATGTACAGCATCAAGGTGGGTGTCGATGCTAACGGGCGCCAGTACGCTGCAGGCATGGGTATCGGCGTGCAGAACACGCCGGCGGGCATGCAGTCGCAGGTGCTCTTCCTGGCCGACCGTTTCGCTGTGATGTCTCAGGCAGGCGGGACCGTGAGCCTTCCGTTCGTTATCCAGAACGGGCAGACATTCATCAACGATGCCTTCTTCAGGGATGCCAGCATTCAGTTCGGTAAGATAACCGACTCCCTGAAGTCAGATAACTACGCCGCAGGATCTGCAGGCTGGAATCTGCCGAAAAGTGGCAACGCGGAGTTTAATCAGGTGACGGTGCGCGGCGCAATTTATGCCACCAACGGCAATTTCAACCTCACCGGGCCGGGCAATACGACTGTGATTAACGGCCTGGGCGTCACGGTTAACCTTGCAAACGGCGGTCTTATAAGACTGGGGAGCTGGTAAATGCCGTCAGGCTTACTGATTGATTTCAACGACGGGTACCGGATGGAAATCACTGCGGGGCTTCGTGCCCCGTTTTTCTGCCGGACTACAGCACAGGGGTATAACGGGAAGTCTGTCCCTGTCGACGGTTACAGCGCCGGAGACGTGGCAGTTTTCATCCCGACTGAAAGCGTCAGGATTTTCGACTTCGGGACGGCGCTTTTCCCGTACACCCAGCGTCTGGTTTCCGTGACACAGAACGGCGGTACGCTGACAATGAACTCTGTGGGGGACAGAGAGGGCGCGCCTGATTCCTATCAGTGGCCCGGACAGGTATGGCGTATAACACCGGCCAGCCAGTCAGGTAACAGCGGGTTACTGATTTCCGACTCGACGGATTTCACGGCGCTGACTACTAACGGGAATCTCGGCAGCTGCACCTGGTACGGAACGGTCACCATCAACGGCTCATGGACGCCACCTGTTTCCGGGCTGGTATTTGCGTCCTGGAACAGCCCGACCGCAGTTCTGGAAAATATCGGAGGGACAATATTCTGTTCAACAGACGCCGGAACTTATGAGGATCAGCCCGCATCCGTAACGGCCCGTATCGCCATTTTCTCTAACACCGCACCCGTGCCGGGACCCGGGCTGACCTTCATCAATGCCGCAGGTCAGTGCACCTTCTCCACAACCAGAAAGCCCTTTGTCATTAAGTCATTTTTCACGCCGTCGCTGGCGTGGCAGGCGGTTAACGGCATGGTGCCGGTTGGGCGCTATGGATGGGAGACCAGAAGGGCATCGAATGCCGAGTCGTGGAATATCGGTCGCGGACGCGGGCTCATGATGAGCGGCGGGAGTGTCAAAGGAGGAAGAGGTCGCATTGTCACCAGAAACGACAGACAGAACTGGGATTTCGACAGTAGCGGCATGTGTGCGCTGTCGCTGCCCGTTATCCCGACAATGTATTAATTCCAGCCACAAAAATCAAAATCCCTTAAACCGCTGCGGCGGTTTTTTTTATTTCCGGAGAAAACATGATTTATACAACCGGTTCAATCGCAGTCAGCGGTAACACGCTGACCGGTAGAGGCACAAACTTCACTGCCGCAGGCTCTCTCATTCGTAACGGCTGCACGGTGCTGGCGCTGACCAGTCCGGCGCAGGCTTTCCAGATCACCTCAGTCGACAGCGCGACCGGCCTCACAGTGACCCCGGCGGCCAGCCCTGCGGTTCCCGCCGGCACGAAGTTCGCCATCCTGCTGAGCGACAGCCTGAGCGTGGATGGCCTGGCACAGGATATCGCTGAAACGTTCAGTATGTACCAGCGGTACATGGGCGGCTTTGCTGACGTGATAAGCAGCAGCGGAGATGTGACCATCACCATCAATGGTCAGCCCGTTACCGTGCCTGGTCAGCAATCGCTGGCGAAGAAGGGGGCTAACTCAGACATAACCAGCCTGAACGGAATGACCACTGCACTCAGCATCCAGCAGGGTGGTACGGGAGGAAAAACTGCAGCAGAAGCCCGCAATAAAATTGGCGCCGCGAGCTCCGGAAATAACAGCGATATCACCAGTATTACGGGGCTGACCACCGCACTTGGCATCCAGCAGGGTGGTACAGGAGGAAAAACGGCAGCAGAAGCGCGGACTAACCTTGGGTTGAGTGATGTCGCGACGAAAACCGCCGGTACAGCCGAAGGTTCAGTCATGCTGGTGGGTGCCATGGGAACGCCGACAGGCGGGTATAAATTTTACAAAACCGAAGGTGCCATTGCTCCGACGCTCAACTGGAACGACATCACACTGCCCGGCCTTTTTCCAAACCTTATCGATGCATCGAACTCAGCAAACTCGCCGACGGCAAGCGGCTACTACTACGCGCAGGTTCTTGTGCGGGGTGATTCCGGGGCGGTTCAGCAAATTGCGCTGCCTTACGCCACATCTGCGTCAAACCCGGGGCGCATTCTGTATCGCGGCAAAAACGGTAACACCTGGTCATCCTGGGCTGAATTTTACACTACAGCAAACACCACCAAAGCCAGCGACGGAACAGTCAAGGCGGCTTCGCCCATTGCACGTATCGCAGCGGACAGAAAAACCTGTCTCCGGACTGATATCTCTGATGATGGGTTCGCGTGGTGCGGTTGCGGTACAGCAAATGGTGAGGCTGAAGGCATCACTATTTCGCGGCTCGATACTGGCGTTTATGTTATCGCCGGTTCTGCTGGGCTGGCATCCTCTGGCTGGCAACTTTTACCACCCCGAGATCCCCAGGGTTCAGGTGATCTGGGTATTGTTGAGGTTGAAGAGACTGAAAGCGGGGGGCTGACTATCCGGCTGTATAAACGCCGTTACGTTCTTTCAGAAGACGGAGACATTGAATTACAGAAGGGGGCAGCGATTGATGTACCGCCGACAAGCTGGATCGATGTCCGCCTTGAAATGCCAGAAACAAGTCTCTGGAATCAGCGCGCTGCTGGCACTCAGGAGCAATAAAAAAGCCCCGGCGACGGGGCAGTTACATTCCGTGCCTGTCTGGTGCAGGCTACGGGGCCGTACTGATTTTAGACGATTTCTAAATTTCACTTTAGTAAATTCGATTACGGTTCAATCTGTTGACAAATCTCTTTGCCGCTTCGTATTGATAAGCTCTGAAATTCAAAATACTGTATATAAAAACAGTATTGAGGAGGTGCACATCATGCCCAGAAGAGACGATATCGAGACAGCATTCAGGCAGGCCATATTTATGGAGCCCAGCGGGCGACGCACGGTTACCACGGCAGATTTTGTGAAGGTTTTGCTCACGTTTAACTGGGACTGGACACCGCGCGAGGCTAACCAGTGGATCGAGGGCCACGTCAGCACGTTCAAAGATATCTCTCAGCAAGAGGGAGAACTCCGCACCTTCATGATGTACAACCCGAACGGAGGCCTGTAATGGGATTCCCTTCGCCAGCAGCTGACTACATGGATGAAAAGATATCGCTCGACCACGAGCTGATCCGTGTACCTTCCGCAACTTACTTCCTGCGTGCCGGCACAGAGTCCAGGCGTGAGGCGATAAAGAAAGGTGCTTTGTTGATTCTGGATATGTCGGCCACACCGGTCGATGGATCTATTGTGATGTGTCACCTGGATGAGCAGATGCGCATGCTGCGACTGCGGCTTCATCCTCGCCCGAGGCTGGAAGAACTGGACAGACCTGAAATCACCTACCCAATGACGAGTGATGACTTCGAAGGCCGGCTGGTTTTCAAAGGGGTGATCACGTACATCATCAATGACGCCAGAACAGGGGAGTTTGACGACTGTCCGGTGATGTAATTTGTCAGGGGTTTTACCTTAGTTTTACCTTTGACAAATTTCAGGTATAAAAAAACCAGCCGTAAGAGGCTGGTTTAATTGGGGAATTTTGGTCGGCACGAGAGGATTTGAACCTCCGACCCCTCACACCCCATGACGGCTGTGTGATTGCGCGCAGCATAGAAGCGAAACCCTTAGTTAAAATGGGTGAGCCCTATTTTAAGCAGAGGGAAATTTTCCGGCGCCACGGTATCGTCGCGTTCAGCAGCAATTATGAGCTTTATGCTGATATGTCCAACAGGGTAATGACCACGCTGGAAGAGATGTCCCCGCGCGTGGAAATTTATTCTATCGATGAAGCTTTCTGCGATCTGACCGGCGTCAGGAACTGCCGTATTCTCGAAGAGTTCGGGCGGGAGCTGCGCGCGGAAGTGCTGAAACGTTCACACTTAACGGTCGGCGTTGGCATTGCCCAGACCAAGACACTGGCGAAGCTGGCAAATCACGCCGCGAAACAATGGCAGCGGCAGACTGGCGGTGTGGTTGATCTGTCAAACGTCACCCGGCAGCGCAAGCTGATGTCACTGCTTTCGTTCGGAGAGGTCTAAAGGATAGGGCGGCGCATCTCAAAAAAGCTGGAAACGATGGGTATCAGAACCGCACTGGACCTGGCTGACTGCGACATCCGCTTTGTCAGAAAGCATTTCAGTGTGGTACTTGAAAGAACGGTGCGCGAACTGCGTGGCGAGCCATGCCTCGGGATCGAGGAGTTCACGCCGGCGAAGCAGGAAATTGTTTGTAGTCGCTCATTCGGCGGACGCGTCAGTGATTATCTTGAAATGCGTCAGGCTATCTGCAGTTACGCCAGCCGTGCCGCCGAAAAGCTTTGTGGCGAGCATCAGTACTGCCGGTTTATCTCGGCGTTTGTCAAAACCAGTCCGTTCGCGCCCAATGAGCCCTATTATGGCAACAGCGCATCAGTAAAGCTCCTCACACTCACACAGGACAGCCGCGACATCATCGGTGCTGCCATGCGCTGCCTTGATGCCATCTGGAAGGATGGGCATCGGTACCAGAAAGCCCGGCGTGATGCTGGGAGACTTTTACAGTCAGGGCGTGGCGCAATTGAATCTCTTTGATGACAACGCACCTCGCGCGAACAGCGAAAAACTGATGCAAGTCATGGATCATCTCAATTCGAAAGATGGCAGTGGCACGCTGTATTTTGCCGATCAGGGCATACAGCCTGCTTGGCAGATGAGACGCGATATGCTGTCACAACTTTACACCACAAGATTTACAGATCTGCTCGTAGTTAGGTGA